AATCTTAGTACCCTCGAAGTTAGCTTCAGTAACTCCTGCGTGGTATTGGTCTAAGTAACCAAGAGCAGCTTGTGCTGAAACATAATACTTCATTGCTGCTGTACCTACGAAAATACATAAATCCTCTTTCCCGTAGTTAGCATCTGTAATCGCATCACGAACTTTACCAAGCTCAGCGATAATGTTAGCTGCTGATAAAGTACCTGCTGTTACATCTACTACATCTCCATCTGCTGCTAATTGAACTTGGAAACCATCAAACTGCCCTGAAGTCGCTGTTGAACCTGCCCAAATAGACTTTTCTACCTCTTGACCTACCAATGAACCTACATGAGATACGATGTACTCTTGGAAGTTAGCAGGTAAAGTACCATCTACTCCTGCTCTCATTTGCGCACCTGCATAAGTAGATAACCAATCTTTCTTACAAAGTTGCTTATTTACTGCGAAGTTCTCAGGAGCTAACGCTTTCTCAACGTAAGTAATATCTCCTGCATCTGTAAAGTCGCAAGTAGCATCTTTTACTGAACTTGCTGATAAATCAAAGTTCTTTAAATTTACTTTAAAAGATACATTAGGTAGTACCGTAATGTTTCCTTTCCCTAGTGTTTCTCCACTTAATAGAGAAGCTGAAATAAACCCTGCTGCTTCTTCTCCAGCATATAGTTTAGTTAATGAATCTGCCATTTTTTATTTTTTATTTTTGTTAATCAAATATTGTACTTTGTCTTGTGAGCTTAGTTTTGAAAACTCTACGCTAGTTAAAGCTACCTTGTTAGTGTTTCCCTCAGGGCTAGGCTTAATCTCTTCGCCTACTGCCTCAAACTCTTCTACTTTAGTCTCAAGTTCTTTAGCCTCTTCTTTTACCTTAGAATACTCCTCTTTTAAAGAGCTGAACTCGGTCTTAATAGACTCAAATTCTTGTACTAAGTTTTCAAGAACTCCAATCGCTTGTACTAAAGCATCTTTTGAGTTGTCAACCTCTTGCATCTCTTCCTCTACTGGTGCTTCTTCAGGCTCTTCTACTGCTTTAATCTCAGCTATGATACCTTCTTCTTCAACCACCAATAAAGAACCATCTGCTAAAGCGTACTCGCCAACTGGTAAAGGTTGTCTTTCCTCTTCAACTAAAATAAATACTGCTTCTCCTACTTCAAATTTATCAGCAGAAATTACCGTACCATCTTCAAGTTGAGCTTCTTCAAACTTCATTTGCTCTTTTGCCTCCTCCATCTCTTGTGGAGTAAGCTCTTGCTCGGCTTCCATACCTAGCAAAATCTTAATTTTGTTTAATGTCTCCATTTGCATAATTTATATGTATAAATAGTTGATTTACTACTTTGTTTTAAATTCATCATTTCTAATGATTTGACGAATAGCCTCTAGCGTTTGTTCTTCGCTCATTTCTTCGGTTCTCTCTGTGAAGTTACCCTCTACTGAAAAACCTTTTACTACACCCTCTTTAATGTAGTTTTGCCACACCGTTTCGTTATCAATCTTCATACAAGCAACCCACGTTCCTACTGGGTATTCTAGACCAAAGGCTTGAGTTTTATCATTCTTACTATCTGATACTAACCAAGTTTCAACGGTCGTTAGCCCTTGTACGGTTGTTGCGTGGTCTATCGTTGCGCTTTGGTGCTTAGATTGTTGCATATACCTATGAGCAATACTCTTTACGGTATCTTTACTAAACCAACACTTATACTTTTCTCCTTTGTTATCTACCCTTAGTATCTCTAAATCAGGAATCATAACAGCACCTATAACAATGCGTTGCTCTGTATCTACCGTTGCAAATTCTTGATTTGTTTTAGCTTCTGAGAAGTACATAAAATCTTCTTCTATTGCAGGTTTGTCTACTAAGCTAATAGCGTAAACTCCGAAGTCTTGGTCTTGCTCGTCTATTGTAAATTCTACTACTTTCATTTTATAATGTTCTTTGATTATCTATGTATGATTGTGCCTCTTGGCTGTCTGTTACATCTTGCCCTATAACGTAGGCTTGTACTGGTTGCTGTGCTTGTTCCCCAATAGAGTTAACTACATCTCCTAAGTTTGCTTGTGATGGTATTGCAGCAGCCACATTCCCACCTATTGAACTTATATTAGGTGCAGAAGCCCCTCCAGTATTAGGTACGTCAGTTTTTAAGATGTTTTTCACATTAGCTAAACCTGATGCGATTACTGCTGCTGCTGATATGAAGTTTACAGGAGGTGGTGCTGAGGCTAGAGCTGTGTTTGCTCCTAAATAAGTTTGAATAACAGCTTGTGCTATTGCTAACTCTTTATTATCTCCTGCTAACTGCCCTAAAGCTCCTGCTAACTGCCCTGCTGCTTGTAGTTGAGAGTTAGTGTTTTCTCTTCTTAATAGTTTTTCTGCTTTAGCTAAGTCAGTTTCTAATTTTAATAATTGTGCGTTTTGCTTTCTACGAGTATCTATCAGTTGATTACTTGTAGATTGTGCCTCTTCTAACTTTAATTGATTTATAGATTTAGAGTTGAAGAGTAAAGCGTTTTGATGCCCCTCTTCTTGTCTTAATTCAATCGCTCTATTTATCTCATCTTCGGCTGCTAATTGTCTTTTAAGAGTTTGTAGTTGTGTAATTAACCTCTTTTCAGTCCTCGCCCTTTCTGCTTTAATGTTAATTAAGTTTATCTCTGCATCTGCCTCATTTTGCAAATCTTCCCTTGTACTTTCCCCTAACGCATTTACTGCTTTTATATTATCAAGTCTTTGTTGGGCTAAAGCCTCTTCGTTTTCGGCTTGTTGAATAGTTAAAGTCATAGCCTGTTGCAATCCCTCAACTCGTTCCTTTAATGCTACATTCTCATTTAAAGCTAGAGCCTCTGCCTCTCTAATAATTACATTGTTCTTTGCTTTTTGAACTGAAAATTCACGCTCTAAATCAAGTAAATTATTAAGCTCCCTCTTTAAACTAGCTGCTGCTTGGGCTTCTCTTATTATCTCATCTCCTAAACCAGTAAAGGTTTCAGTCATACCCTCTACTGCTCCCTTGAAATCTCCACTAAAGAATTTTAGTATGCTCTCTCCAAAACCACTAATTCTATCTACTATAACATCAACAGCAGCTCCAAGTCCTGCCATCACCTCGCTAAGTTTATCAGCTCCTCGTTGTGTTTTGGTAAAGAATGTAACCAAAGAACCTAAAGCAATAACAAGCAAACCTATACCAGTGGCAGCGATAGCACCTTTAAGAGTCTTAAAAGTACTTATCACTTTACGCACACCACCTTTTAAGCTACTGAATGACTTGTTTAACTTCTCCGTAGCATCAGAAAATAATGTCTGCTCTTTCTTAGCTTCTTTTATTTCCGTTTTAGTTTCTTTTATTTGTTTCGTTGCCTTATCATTAGCAACTAAATCTAACCTTATTTCTTCAGCCATAATTCCATTTTAAATTGCTTCCACGCTTGGCGAATACTTTTAGGATATTCATACAATCCAAAAGCAATAGCATTCTTTTTATTAGGTTTTACTTTTCCTTGCGAGATACCTCTTATCACTTCATTTATCATAAATAGCAATTCTTTAATTTAGTTACACATCCATTACTTGATATGAGAATAAGATAGTTACATCTATATTACCTAAATAATTTCCAGTTGAATACACATTGAAAGGTTTATTAATCATTAAACCTCTTGCAATATCATCGTTTGGCTGCCTAGCTACATAAGATTTATCTCCTACTTCGTTATACATAAAACCTCTAATCTCTGTAAAGAACTCCCCTGCTGTTGATGTAAGGTTTGTAGAATCTCCAAAAATCATACGCTCGTTTCTTGTCTCGGTAGCTGTTCTATCAGCTAACACGCATACAGATACTGGAATAATAGCTTTACCATTACCTTGCGCAGGGAGTATCTCAATATAAGTAGTACCTAAGTTTTGATATTCAGAGAGTGTTAAAACCTTTTTAATAGTTTGCACACCCGATACAGCTAGTTGAGGAACCCATTTAGCACCATCGAACATTAAAGAGTCTCCCGTTGTTGCTACTATCTCACTAATTTTAGATACATCTCCTGAAATCTCAGTTTTAGCACCTGCCCTACCTATAATAGTTTTACCTTGCGTTGCTGTTGTTCCTAAAGCTAAACCTGAGCGTAAATATACATCTCCACTCGTACCCGTTGTAGTACCTGATGCTAAACCACTCTCTAAAGTTACATCTCCACTCGTTGCATTTACAGAAGCTGAGATACCAGTCCTAACTAATATATCTCCCGAATCACTATTACCAGTACCGTTGTTTGTAACGTCTCCAGTATTGATGTTTACACCTCCAGTAGTTAAGTTATCACTCGTGCTTGGTATTGGTAAACCTGATGTATCGTGCGTTGTTCCTTTACCATGACCTGAGTAAAAGTGCGCACTAGGAGAACCTAGAGATAGTTTACTAATATTTCCAGTATCTGCTGAATGGAATCTAGCGTGTCCTTTTAATTGAGTGTGTACTAGGTTATCACTTTGCACAAACCCTTTAGCAGGTTTTCCCGAATCTACCATTCGCCCTGCTGTTATTTCCTCTAAGTTTTGTTTTGGAGCTTCATCTATCGGAGGTTCACCTACTACGATGTTCCACCAACAATCAGAACCTTGATAAGTCAATCCTACACCCTCACAACAATTTTTAGTTACTGCTTGTGGAGAACCACTCTCGTCTACCCAAGTTGTAGTACCATCAAGATTAACCTGACTTATTGTTAAATTACAATTCTCAGTAACTTCAGTATCAATGAATTTAATAAGCTCTACCTTAGTAGTGTTGTTAACACCCATTGCATAGCCACTAATCTTGTTTACTCTCCAGTAGGAGTCTTTTACAAAGATATTATCATTGTATTTGAAATCAGCTATATCTTGAGCTGTTAAATCAAAATACGCAGTCATAACCCTAGCATCAGGATTGTAAATCTCATTTATAGACTTAGACCAAAACCTCGTATACACATCATCGGTCGTTTGCGTTTGAACCCGTTACAAAATCTCCACTCATTGAGTAGTGGTGGCAGAAAGGGTACTCAGTTTTATCTACATAATCTTCGGTATCATCTGAATAAAACTTATAACTAAACGAATTAGGGAGCGATTTTTTACCCGAATAATAAAATAATCTTGGTTTTGTCTTTATAGATTTAATCTCTCCGTTATCCCAATCAAAAGCAGTTCCCCAAAACATAGTAGTACCTCCCACCGTATCAGGAACAAACGAACCAAATATAGACGGTATCTTTAATTCTCCTGTTGCAAAATCTGTTTCAAACTCTTTTGTGTAACTATTGTAAATACTTCCGTATTGCTCAGAAAAGTATTTATTTTTAAAATCGCTTTCCTCTCCATCTGAAAGTACTAGTGTTTTGTTTTTAAACTCATTCGTAGGTTTTACAATAACGCTTTTAGAAGTGTCTAATTTATCAGTCCAATCCTTAGAGCTACCTGCGTTAATATAATCTGTAAAAGGCTCTATATTTAATTGCTTAGCGTTGTTTTTATCAAGTTCTACAACTAGATTATACCTTGCAAATATAGAACGTAGGAAATCTACTTGCTTATCTTTAGGCATTACATTGTTACCTTCTGATAAATCTACCGTTTGCCCCTCTACAATAGTAGGAGCTGATAGCACTTGCATAAATGTTTTATACGTTTGTGAACCTACCGTTATTTCTTCTTTTACTATATTTTGAAAACTTGCTATACCTTTCCTTACTCTAAGTTTTAAAGTTTCCCCTTGTTGTAATGTTATTGAGTTAGTTTCAAAAGTCCAAACACCTTGCTCCTGACTAGAACTTTCAGGAGACATATAATCCAATTCTATCTCCCCAACAACAGAGCCTAATAGCTGAGCAAACATTAAAGAACCTGCCCATATATCGTAAGCTATTTGAATAGAAAATTTATATTCCCCAGTATGAGGTGCTGTATACAAAGAGTTTCCTGCGTTAAAATTCCCATTCAAATCGAAAAAACCATCAGCAGCCCCCTCGTTCGCTAAAGGCACGGTGTAATAGTTTGTGTCAGCAGGAAGCGTGTAATCAGACAACATTCCTACTTTAAAATTATCTTTCGCACCTGACACAACATGTTCTATATCATTCGCTAAAGTCATATATTGGTTAGTGAAATAAGAGCTGTTTAAGAATGTAGAGTTAATAGAGTACCCTGCATTGCTTATAATCTTATCCAATACCGTTTTAACCTTAATAGATGGCTTTAAATCTCTAGGTAATAAAGCACCGTTCTCTGTTTGTAGAGAGTTTGC